GCACGGTTGATAAGAACAGCCAAAGCAGCGTGTTCGTCACCAACGAATGTAGCTGTACCAGATACAGCAGCTTGGTCGTATGCGAAATCTGTAGCTGCCAACGAACGTAGAGAACCTAGGATCTCTTGGTCGATTTCAACTGTGATTTCTTGTGCTAGAGCAGCCATAATTTCTGCTTCGATGTCCAAACCATGCATAGACTGTGCGTCTTGTGCAGCTTCGAATGTCCAACGTGCAGACAATTTACGTGTCTTAGCTTCAACAACTTGTTTCAAGATTTGAACGTTGATCTTACGTCCTGGTTGGCCTTCTAGCGCTGATGTGCTTGTAGCACGGCCAGTTGTCAAGCTACCAGAGTAAGCTGTAGCAATCTTGAATGGAGACAATGCTTCGTCACCAGCTGTTACGCTTGTGTCGAATGGACTTGGAGCTGTTGCAGTAGCAGTTTCAGCATAGCGTACACGCAATGTGTGAATCTGTGCAACTGGACCAGTCATAGGCTGTACACCAACGATTTCGTTAGCGATAACAGTAGGCATTACACGACGGATAACTGGTAGAATAACACGGTTAAGTGTTGCTACGTTACCTGCAGATGTTGCGCCAGCTGTTGCATTTTCAGCCAAGTGCTTACGAGTGTTTTCTAAGATAACACCCATTGTAGTTCTTTTAGAACCGTTTAGACCTTCCAACAGGGCTTCTTTAGTTTCGCCCCAGCGGCCTTCTAATAGTGCTTGTGTCATTTTCTTCTTCCTTCTTAGGGTTTAGTTAAGCCCTGCTAAACGCTTAATTTCGATTACATTATTATAATCAGGTTCCGCGCTGACCTTAGCAGATTTATCACCAGTTACTTCAACACGGCTCTCTGTCAACGAAGCTTTTTGAGACTTTGTTGTAGCAACAGAGCTATTGTTTAAAACAGCTGGCAAATACTTTTCGTATGCAGATTGTAATTTAGTTGTCTGCACACCTTCTAATAAGCTAACCATAACGGCTTGCTTCTCTTTGTTTAGAGGCTTTAGCAACTCGTTAAGAGTAGCTTGGCGCTCTTGTGATTCTTTAATGATTCGTAGCTCACGTTCTTTAGATTCAACTAAAGAAGATTTTTGTGCAGCAACAGATTTTGCTTCTGCAATCAATTGATCTTTTTGTTCAATTGTTTGACGTAGTTTTGCAATCTCTTGGTTTTCGTTCAAGTGAGTTAAACTAAACTCTCCAGCGAAAGCTTCGAAAATTCTACGACCAAACATGTTCTCACGAGCAATTTGGATGTCTTCTTTTAATTGAGTCATTTCAGACTCTAATTTCTTAGCAACAGACTCTTTTACGAGTTCAGAACTCTTAGCTACAAATTGACGTTGTAGTTGCTCTAGTTTAGACTGAGCTTCACGAACCAGTTTAACTTTAGTTTCGACAACATCTTTTTTGTCTTTAGCAAATTCTTGGATTTCTTCTGCAAGAGCTTTGATAACAAACTTTTCAAGACGCTGTGTAGCTTCTTTAGTTAGTTTGCGATCAGCACGTAATTCTTTGATTTCTTCTGATAGTTTACCTACTAGGAATTGATCAAAGCGTTGTGCAGATTCCTTCATGCGTTGGTTATAACGCACACGGTCTGCTGCCAGCTGTTGCTTTTCTTCCGCGAATTCGCGAATTTCTGCTTGGAGACTTTCTGTTACCATTCTATCAAGAGCTTCGACCATTACACCTTTATCGTGTTCATAGCGTTGTGAGAACTCATCGCGCATTTCTGAGCGAATCTGTTCACGTGCTTCATTTAACTTAGCTTCCCAAGCTTCGTTGATAGCTTGCTTGGTGTCTTCGTTAATGATACCACTGTCAACTAATGGTTTGATAGCATCAAACATGGATCATTTCCCCTTAAATTTTTAAGTCTTTGATGAGACGTTTTACTTCCTCAGCCAAAAACTTCTGTACTTTTTGATTTGCACCGGCATCATGTGCCATCTCGATAACTCTATGTCCATGGCGCATATTCATAAGACCTTCATAGACTGCCTTAGGATAAGCGTTAGGAGCACTAGGTTGTGCAACAATATCAACAGTGACAATTTCAAAGTCACTGACATGTCCTGAGCTTTCATTAACGTTACCGCTACCTCTG